ACAGCCTTCTCTTCGGCTATCCGCTCCAGAGCGGTGAGGTTGATCGTGACGGCGGCCATGCTCTGGACTCCATCGGTACGTGAAGGTCCAATCCCTCAAACAATCGGAGATTCGCTGTGGCCGCATTTCTCGTGACCTACGACCTAAACAAAGAGACCAAACGCCCGCCGATAGTGGACAAGGTCAAATCCGCGACCGGCGCTTGGGCCAAACTAAGTGAATCATCCTACGCAGTTGGCGGCGACGTCACGGCCTCGGCCCTCTATGACTTCCTCGCCCCACTGCTTGATTCCAACGACCAACTCTATGTGATCCAATTGACACGCCCTTGGACCGGCCTGGGAAGCAAAGAGGTCAATGAGTGGCTGACGTCCTGGCTAGGTCCAGCAGGCTAACGCCCCTGAACCTCCCAGGTCGCCTTAGCCGGATCGCGAGACAGGGCGACGATCTGCCAGTCTCTGCCTTCAGCGTTGATGGTGTGCCCGACAGCCGGAGCCACGCTCAGACTGGCCGCCAGGATGATGATCTTTCGATCGTGGGCCGGGATGCCCGCCGTTGCTCTCCGCATGTCGCTGTAGTCATCGACCAGCGCCTTGCAGGGGTGTGAGGTCGGGGCCCCCGGTATCCAGCCGCCCTGCCCGTCCGAGGTCGGTTCGCCCGGCACCTTCAGCACGCCGTCGCGGAACACGTCGTCCAGCGCCTCGGCAATGACGTCGGGCAGGTCGTCGAGGATGCTCACGACTTGGCCAGCCGCACGTTCACGCCGGAGCCGATCGGATAGGCGCCCGCATAGCGCAGAAGACCCGCCACGAGCGCCAGCCGCGCCGCGCTCCGGCTCTCGGCCGACGACGTTTCGTATTCCACGGCAACAGAGCCGGCCTTCACCGACTTGCGCGCCGCTTGGGCTGCTTTGTCGCCGCCGATTAGGGGCGAGGTCAGGGAAAGCCGGGCGGCCTCGATAACGGCCTCGCTGATCTGCTCCTCGACTGCGGCGCTCACCTTCGCCGGCGGCCGGTAGGAGGCCCGCACGTAGGCCGATGCGTCGAGAATGGCGCCGCTCTTCTGCACAGGGGTCAGGGCGGCCCAATCGGACCAGCCCCGCGCCTGAGCGTAAGCGTCGGCCTGATCGACCGTAGCAAGCGGGCCCGAGGGCCAGCTCACCATGCCATTCTCGACGATCAGCATCAGGCGTCGCCGTTCTTGGCTTTCGACGGACCTTCGCCGGCGGTCTTGGCGACAGCCGAAGCCGCCCCCTTGGTCCCGCCACCGACCTTGCTGTCGCCGTTAGGATCGAACTTCGACACCTGCTCGCGCAGCTGGCGGATCTCTTCGTCCTTGGAGGCGATGGAGCGACGGAGGTCCGCGTTCTCGTCGTTGGCCTTTTGCAGGTCGCTGTTCGGCACCTTCGACGGCTCCCCGGCTTCGGCATCGGACTGGAAGATTTCAGTGGCCTCGCGCTTGGCCTCCTTCTTCTCCAGAGCCGAACGCTTCTGCGCGGCAGTTTCTTCCTCGGCGGTGTCCGGCTCATGCGGGCCAGTCGGGGCGCCGACGATGGCGAGGGCTTCTTCGCGCGCGAGGCCGTCCTTGAGGATCGGACCATCGGGACCGCGCTTCACCGCCCAGGTGCCGTTGCCGTTGTTGTGCGCAGTGAGCGCGATCTGCCCGTCCAGCGGGGCGCTGATCGGGACGTTCTTGTCGGTGTCGGCCATCGGCCGTCTCCTTCCATGAAAAACGCCGCGCGAGGCGGCCGTCAGGTTCAGGTGAGCGAGGCGACGGGCGCCTACCCGTTGGTCTGGATGAACGCCAGCGGGATGTTCTTGCGATCGAACACGCGATTCCAGTTCGACGCCGTGGCTAGAGCCGAATAGCTCGGGGTGGCGTTGCTGCTGATCTGCGTGCCGGCGACAGCGAAGCCGGTAGGGTGAATGACCTCGTGGCGACGGTTCCACAGAGTTTCGACGCCTTCACCGTTGCCCTCGGCCTCTTCACGCGAGACCGCGTTCGGGGTCTTCGGCGTGCCCAGGCCCGACCGGAAGGCCGCATCCCCGAACAGGATCGAGGTGTAGGTCTTCCGGTTCGTGCCCTGAACCACAGGCATGTCGTCGTCGATGATGACGCGCTTGCCTTGGAAGGACTCGTACAGCAGGCGGCCGGATTCCGGGTCGTAGTTCTCGACCAGGGCGCCGATCTTCTGCATGCGGGCGTGGATGACGGAGTGAACCGCGATGGCGCGCAGTGAGCCCTTGGCGTCGCCCATGGTCTGGGCGGCGTCGATCAGCACGTCCGAGCCGAACAGTTCACCGTCGACCGCGTCTCCGCTGGCGTCGGTGGCGACGTTTTTCACCATGTCGCCGCCGTCGTTAGCGATGTTGTCGGCAAGGATGCCCTGGCAGATCTTGAGCAGGGTCGTCTGGTTCACGCCCGCCCAGTAGTCCGCGATCTGGCTGGAGATAGCGTCCAGCGGGTCGCGAGCGATGAAGGCCGCCGTCAGATCGGCCGAAGACCAGCCTTGGTTGCGCATCAGCTTCCGGGCGATCTCGTTCCCGGTGCCGATCTTCTTCGGCACGGCGACGTCGGCCGGGTTGTCCGAAGACGCGTTCGGCTCGTCGTTCGCCAGACGCTTGAAGTGCGGCATGTTCACCAGGAAGCCCTGGCCAGCCATGAAGGCGGCGATGGCCGGGTCCACGACCATGACGCCGGCGGCCACGAAGGCGTTGCGGCGGGTCGATCGCTCGACGGTGTAGGTGTTGAAGTTCTCGCCAAAGACGAGATCGGAAAGCCGAGTGACGGCCATGTCGTTTCCTTTCGGTGGGATCAGACGCGGCCGTCAGAGGCGCGCGCTTCAGGGAGCGCCGAGGGTTAAGCCGCCTCGGCTTCGGCCATCAGGCGCTTCGCCAGGTCCGGTTTGTCCCCGGCGATGCGGTCCTGTTCGGTGAGGGAGAAGGACGGGCCTTGCTTCCAGGGATTGGGGCCGGAGTGAGCGCCCTTGCCGCCGCCGGGGGCGCCGCCGCCGCTGTTGCCGGCCAGCACGAAGGGCTTACCCTCGTCGCCTTCGGCCCAGAGTTTGATGGCCTCGGCCAGCGGGAGACCGCCCTTGTAAGCGACAGGCTCGCCGTCATCGTCCTTGAGCTCGACGCCTTCACGCAGCAGGGCGGCTGCCGCGCGCTTCAGTTCAGGCTTCACACGGGCCTCGTCCAAGGCGGCGGACAGACCGTTGTCGATGACCAGCTTCTCGACCTGGCGCTCGGCCTTCTCCGCGCGGTCGGTGGCGGCCTTCAGTTCCCGGCCGTGCTTGGTCTCAAGTTGGGTGCGGACGGCTTCGACGTCGCCGCTGGCTTTGGCCTTGTCCGCCTCGGCCTGTTCTTTCTCGGCCTCGATCGCGTCCAGACGGGCCTGCATCTCCTTCAGAGCGTCGCGGTCAGCCTTGGCGTCCTTCTTCAGGCGCTCATGGGCCGACGCCAGCGCGGCATGGGCCGCCGGGTCGATCGATTTGGGCTCGTCTTCGTCGCCAGCGCCGGGGCCGGCAGGCGGGTGATCGTCAGGCCCGCGCAGGTAGCGGCCCATAGCGCGTTCGCGCGGCGTCATCCGGCCGATAGCAGGCAGCACGGAGCCGCCGCCCAGAAGGCGGTTCTTGGTGATGTTCATGGTGGGTAGTTCCTCCCGCTCAGCGGACAGAGGGGGCGCTGCTCAGCTCACGCCCTGGTGGATGCTCCGGCTCTGCACGGAGCGATTTCGGCAACGGGGTGTTGCGGAAAGGGGAAACCGGGAGACCAGACCAGTGACGGACCTAGACGCCATCGAGTTCAATTGCGGCCCAGATCGCTATTGGGCACGCACTGAATACGACCGGAGCACCGCTCGGTGGATCGTGCGGATCTTCGACGACAACAGCGCAGTCGTCACCGGCTACGAAGCTTTCGTTGAGCACCAGGAGGTGCATGATCTGACCGGCACAGACGATGACGCCGAAGCCGTAGATGCGGCTGCCCGAGGCCTAATTCGGGAGTTCCTTCAGGCTGGTGGCCAGCCCAGGAGCAATCCGACGGACTAGCCCAGTTGTTCAGGCGACCACGACATGCTCGCCGCGCGCCAGACAGGCTCCGCAGACGATCTGCTTCTGGCCGCCGGTCGGCTTTCCGTTCCTCCAGACCATGCCGAGCTTCACCTCGATCATCGCGAGGCCTGTGCAGCGAGGGCAGCGGACAATCGGCGTGTCCGGAACCGACGCCTTCATGCGCTTCAGCGGGCCTTCCGGCTCCGGCGTCCCGTCGATGACCTTGAAGGGCGTGCTCACCCCGAAACTATAGGCCCTCGAAAGCCGCCGCG